GATTGATGCGGACAATTCCAGAGATCCGCGCTGAAGTCGTTGCGCAGCGATTCATTCGCTCGTTTGACTCGAACAATCCGAGCCATTGGGACACCCTCCTGAATGTGCTGTCGTGGAGTCTTCACTACCCCGCGCTGCAAACGCAGGTCGCATACCTGATGAAGCTCCTAAAGATCTCCGACGTGAAGGCGGGCGACTGATGGCCGACACCCTCCAGCATCGCGTTGGATACGCGGCCTCAATCGATTACGACGTCCTGGCCGAAGAGTACGAAAAGGCAATGGACCGCCTCGAGTGTATCGAAGTGCGGACCAAGCAAATCGTGTTCCTGGCCGGCGCGATGGCCGATCAAATCCAGAAAACAGCCTGCATTATTCAAGAACTGACGCAGGCGCGGCGGTATGAGACCGGCGTGCGGAAGGGGCGCAAATGAGAGTCGCGCTCTATGCCCGCGTCTCCACCGACGACAAAGGGCAAAACCCCGAAACCCAATTGCACCATTTACGCGCGGATGTGCAACGCCGGGAATGGCAGATCGTCGATGAATATGTCGACCTTGGTTGGAGTGGGGCAAAGGATCGGCGCCCGCAACTCGATCGGCTGATGAAGGACGCGGCCAAGCGGAAGTTCGATGTCGTGATGGTGTGGCGGTACGACCGGTTTGCACGTAGCACGCTGCATTTGATTCGGGCATGCGACACGTTCGAAAGCCTCGGCATTAACTTTGTCAGTTTGCATGAGGCGACGGACACGACGACGGCAATGGGCCGGTTCGTCTTCAGGCTGTTCGCCAACCTAGCGGAACTCGAGCGCGACGTCATTCGCGAACGGGTGAAGGCCGGGATGGCGCGTGCGAAAGCACAAGGGGTGAAGTTTGGACGTCCCACCGTACTCGTTAACCGTGGCCGAATATGCGAACTGGCTGAAGCAGGCCGGCCAATTGCGGAGATCGCCCGCGGAGCGGGCATATCTCGTAGCACAGTACGCGCGATTATTGGCGGAAAGGCAAAAGCGACGGGTGGCGAAACCCCTATTTCCGCCGCGCTGTAAGTGACTTAGTTCTGATACCCGTCACCACTTTCGCCAGGGGTGGCGTTAATGATTTCTTTTTCGCCAGGGAGGGCGCATGCGCGAAACCCGATGGGGTGTGTACGAGATGGAGACTGTCGGCGAAGTGCACGTCGCGCCGGTTGTTGACGTTGAAGCACACGCTTTCGATGTGCTCTGCATGTGTAACCCGCGTATTGAAATCGGCGAGCGCCTTATTGGTGGCGAGCCATACTTTTTGATCATTCACGAGGAACTGTGTTGAAGAAAAAGGCGGCGCGCGCTCGCACGAAAGTCGACAGTCCCACGCGCGCGAAGCAGAAGGCGTTTCTCGAGGCGTACTCCCGCCTGGGCACCATTACGCATGCGGCCGAATCGGCCGGCGTTGCGCGAGACATGCATTACCGGTGGCTCGAAACCGACAGTTACGCGAAGGAATACGGCGCAGCGCAGGAGCGGTTTGTTGATCGGGTGCGGGATGCCGTGCGACTTCGTGCCATTGACGGCTGGGAAGAACCAATCGTTTATCAGGGGCGGATTCAGACGTTTCGGCTATTGGACGACAACGGCGACGTCATCAAAGATAAGAACGGAAACCCCGTTGAATTCCCGGCCACGGTGCGCAAGTTCTCCGAACGATTACTGGAACTGCTCGCCAAAGCGAAAGCGCCCGAGTTTAAGGACAAGCTCGAATTGGGAGCGACCGAAAGTCTCGGTGAAATCATGGCGCGCAGCTACGAACAGGCGAAAGCGAAGCCGTGAACGCGCTCGATAAGGCCGCGGCACAAGTCCGCATCTGGCGCGAGAATCCCGCGGTCTTCTTCTTCGATGAAATCAAGATGGACCCGGAACCGTGGCTCGAGGACTTCGCCCGCGTTCTCCCTTCGCAGGATCCAAAGGAATTACAAATTGCCTTGAAAGCTTGCACGGGCGCCGGCAAGTCTGCGGCATTTGGCGGGGCGGTCAATTGGTTTGTGGGTTGTCACGGTGGACGGGATGCGACCGAACACCCGATTGGGATTGTGACCTCGATCGACCAGGCCAATCTGAAATCGGGCATCTGGAAAGAAATCGCCGTGTGGCGCAGTCGCAGCGAGTACATGACGCGGGCCTTTGACATGACGTCAACGCGGCTGTTTGCCAAACATGCTCCCGATACGTGGTACGTGGAAGCGCGAACCTGGGCCAAGCGCGCGGATCCGGAAGCGCAAGGCCGGGCGATGTCGGGGATTCACGGCAAATACATCATGGCGGTTCTCGATGAGGCCGGCGACATTCCGGTACCGCTGTTGCGGGTGGCGAAGCAGATCCTCTCCAGCGAGCACCAATGGGCAAAGCTCCTAATTGGCGGCAACCCCACGTCGCTCGAGGGTGTGCTGTACCAGGCGTGCGTGATCGAATCGCACCTGACCTATTCCATCTCGATCACGGCAGACCCGGAGCGGCCTGATCGCGGCAAGCGTACCGACATTGAGAACGCACGCGAAGCGATCAAACTCTACGGCCGGGAAAACCCGTGGGTTAAAGCAACGATCTTGGGCGAATTCCCGCCCGCCTCCATCAATGCGCTGCTCGGGATTGAAGACGTCGAAAACGCGATGCGCCGACACTATCGGATTGATGCGTACGAATGGGCCGAGAAACGGCTGGGCGTGGACTGTGCGCGCTTCGGTGACGATCGGTCGATGCTATGCCCGCGGCAGGGCGTCGTCTGGTTCAATCCGGAAGCGTTGCGCAACGTACGAACGTCCGTCATTGCCGGGCGGATTGTCCAGGCCGTGCAGAAGTGGGAACCGCACGACCCGACAAGTATTCGTATCCTGATTGACCAAACGGGCGGATGGGGACAGGGAACGGTGGATCAGCTCATTGTTGCGGGGTATCCGGCAATGGAGCTCGTGTACTCGACACCGTCGCCGGATCCACGGTTCTTCAACCTGCGCTCGTACATGCATTTCAAACTGGCGGAACACGTTCGCGAACGCGCACAAATTCCGGACACGCCAAAGACGCGGGACCTGAGACGAGAACTTACGGCGGCAACGTACACACTGCGCGAGGGCAAGCTTTGGGTCGAACCGAAGGAGATGATAAAAGCGAAGCTGGGGCATTCCCCCGACATGGCGGACGGTTACGCCCAAACCTACGCGCTACCGGATATGCCGCGACGGAGCATGCAACAACGGAAGGTCACGCAGAAGGCGCGCACGGACTTCGATCCGAACCGGATGGAGACCGAACGGGACTTTGATCCCATGCGGGAAATATGACGGGATACATGTTTGCATGGTGGGTACACGGCTTATTGACCGGGATCTGGGTGGGAATGGTGCTGCTTCTCCTATTGATGGCACCACCAAAGAAACGTTGAAATCGCCACCCCCTACCCCTTTTCGCCAGTTGCGCGGGGAGTGGACGCCGTCATAGAACAAAGATTGAACGTTGTTTCTCTCATGTGAACACTCCGGTGATCGCGGCAACAACCACGATGGGACGTTGCCGCGGCTCACTTTCTTGGAAAGGCACGGATGCCAAGCGCGACGGATATTCTGAAAGGGGCTGGACTCTGGCAGGGCGGCGGTATGGCCGGCGTGGCTCTGGGCGGCACGCTCGCCACGGGTTTCCTGGGTGCGGGCGCGGCGCTGGGCGCGTACATCTGGAAGAAGTCGCAAGTTCACCCCTACGCCTCCGAATTCACCGGCAAATATCAAGACGACTTCCATAAACGTGTCGCTGCCATCATCGACCCGATCACGCAAGCCCGAGAAAAGGGCACGCTCACCTATAAGCAAGCGCAGGCGGCCAACGATCAACTAGAGACCGAAATCGCGGACTTCTTTTCCAATGCGCAGGGCTACGCGGCGCAAGGCACTAAACAAAACAAAGTCGTTGAACAGGCCATCGGCCCAAATGGCAACCTGACGCCGATCATCACGGCCTGGCGCAATTCGCTCTCGAATGACCTCTCGCGACTGAAGCCCAAGATCAAGGCCGACGAAATCCCAACCATGAAATCGATGCTCGCCAAAACCGGGCAGACGGTCCAGGGCCAAACCAATTTGGCGAAGGCGCAACTCCAGAAGCGATTAGCGGCAGGTGGCATCAACCAGTACAACCTCGGTGGATCGAACTACAAAGCGATGACCACTGCGGTAAGGGCGCGGGGGTACTGATGAACCTCGACACCGGTTTGATTATCGCCGTGCTGGCTGTTGCGGTCCCCACGCTACTCAAGGTGCTGTCGCTGTCCAATCGGTTCGGACGCCTCGAGGAAAAGGTTGAGACTCACGCGAAAGAAATTGAACGGCTGCGCGATTTTGCGGAGCCCTTACGTTAAGTGACGCCATGAAAGCCGCGACCCTCGGGTTAATCATTGTTTCCTGTCTGACGTTCTCCTGCCGGCACAAAGTCACGGCCAGTGATCCCGCACGATTTGAACGCGTCGACCGTCACGGGTACTCGTATCAGCGATTCGACGATGGGGCGGTCGCGATTGCGGCCGCAACGCCGGCCGACTTGCGGTTGGCGATGAATGAAATTGGTTGCGGTGAACGCTACGTCTGCACAGTGGAAGCAAACGGCACGTTGTATCAGGTGACGCAGAAGATCAAATAACTATGGCACTACTCGACAAGGTTCTCGGGACAGGCAGTATCGGCGACCTCATCAAAGAGATTGTGGGGGCGTTCAAGCTCACACCGGCCGCCAAAGCGGAAGTCGATCAACAGTTGCGCGAGCACGAAGCCAAGCTTGCGGAAATCGACGCGAACCTCGAGGCGAAGCTGGCGGACGCCGCTTCCCAGAACATTCAGGCAGAAGCAAAGTCGGGCGACAAGTTCACATCCAGGGCGCGGCCGACGTTCATGTACAACGTCAACATCATCCTGGCCTGCAACTACATCATATTTCCGCTGATTGGCCGTAAGCCCGTCGACTTCCCCGAGGCGTTGTTCTGGTTATTCGGGGCGGCTGTTCTCGGATATACCGGCGCGCGGAGTTGGGAAAAGCGGCAGACCGTCACGAAATAACCGCAGGGGGCCGGTCGACGTCCCCATAGAACGCACGGAGGCGCATCGCATTGACGTTTGAAACCGCAGTGGAATTCACCCTCAAGCAAGAGGGCGTTCTGTCCCATGACGAACGGGACCGCGGCGGACTCACGAAGTGGGGGATCTCCTCGCGGTATCACCCGGAAGTCTCCAATCCAACTTTCTCGCTAAACGATGCGACTGCCATCTACCGATTGCACTATTGGGAACCTGCGCGCTGTGAGCACTTTCCGTCCTACCTTCGTTTGCCTCTCTTTGATGCCGCTGTTAATCCTGGCCTGAAGCCCTCCATCGAATTCCTGCAACGTGCGGTCGGTGCTCATGTCGACGGTTTAATCGGTCCGCAGACAATCGCGCTATCGGTGGTCGCGCCGGCATTGGAAACCCTCAAGAAGCTGCTGACCAATCGCGTTGTTTACTACGGTACCCGGGATGGCTTCGACACCTACGCTCAAGGCTGGATCCGGCGATGCTTCGCGGTCCAAGCCTTCGTCATTGAAAGTGAGTTGATCCGTGGCTAAGTTCGGTCTCGATATCTCGAAGCGCCAGCAATACGACACGATCCAGGCCACGCTGATGAAGGAGCGCGGTTCGTTTGAAAGTCATTGGCGCGAACTGGCGGATTTCATCCGGCCGCAACGGTTGCGCACCTTGGCCAGCGATCGGAACCGCGGGGATAAACGCAACCGCCGAATCATCGATTCGACGGCCACGTTTGCGCTGCGGACTCTCATTAGTGGCATGGCGACCGGGATGAGCAACCCCGCAAGCCCGTGGTTTGAGCTTGGCGTACCGGATCCGAATCTAGCGAAGTGGGGACCGGTCAAGGAATGGCTCCATGATGTGACGCGCATCATGTATGCCGTCTTCGCCTCCACGAATCTCTATAACGCGTATCCCACGTTGTACGGGGACGAGGGCACATTCGGAACCGGTTGCATGGCCATCATGGAAGATAGCCGGGATCTGTTCCGGTGTTACCCGTTCCCGGTGGGATCGTATGCATTGGGGGTGTCGAATCGTGGAACCGTCGACACCTTCGTGCATGAGTATCAAATGACGGTCGCGCAGATCGTCGAACAATTCGTATTCGATGCGGAGACGGGCAAGTTCGATTGGTCCGTCTGCTCCCCGAACGTCAAGAAGCTGTGGGACCAGCACGACTACGAAACGAATGTGGATGTCTGCTGGATCGTCTCACCCAACCGGGACGCGGACGAATACCGCGTTGAAGCGAAGCATCTCCCGTTCTACTCCTGCCACTTCGAAAAAGGACACAGCGGGTTTCTGAAGGAATCCGGCTTCAACGAGTTTCCGATTGTGGCGCCCCGGTGGGACGCGGTCGTGGGCGATATCTACGGGTCCAGCTGCCCGGCAATGGACGCCCTCGGGGACATTCAGCAGTTACAGGTGGAAACCAAGCGCAAAGGGCAAGCCCTCGAAAAGATGGTTAACCCGCCATTGCAGGGACCGTCTCAACTGAAACAAATCTCACTCCTGCCTGGCGAGTACAACGCGCTCGATGCCTTGAATCAAGACAAGGGTATTCGGCCCGTGCATGAAGTCTCGTTGTCCATCGGGGACCTGCGGGTCGATATCGAGGACGTGCGTTTCCTCATCCGGCGCGCGTTCTACGAAGACTTGTTCTTGATGATTGCCTCGTCTCCGAGTCCGCAGAAAACCGCGCGCGAAATTGAAGAACGGCACGAGGAAAAATTCTGGGCGCTCTCTCAGGTCGTGGAGCGCAACAACGACGAACTGCACGAACCGACTTTTGACCGCATCTTCCCGATGATGGAACGGGCGGGCATGCTGCCGGAACCCCCGCAAGAATTACTCGGCGTACGGTTGACGCTGAATTACGTCTCGATGTTGAACCGGGCATTGAAGCTCGTCCGCATTGGCCCCGTCGATCGATTCATCCAAACCACGCTGGCCGTCGCACCGATCGCGCCCGAAGTGCTCGATAAAGTGAATTGGGCGGAAGTGATGAACGAGTACGCGGACATGACCGGCGTTCCGCCCAAGATGCTGCGATCGGATGACGAAGCCGCGCAAATCGCACAGCAGCGACAACAACAGCAAGCGCAGATGATGGCCGCCGAACAGGCACAAATGCAGGCGAAAGCCGCGAAAGATTTAGGCACAACCCCGATGGATCAAAACACCGCACTCGATACGGTGATGCAAGGAGAGTAAATGTCACAGATCACAACCTACACCCACAACTTCACCGAAGCGGGAGTCGGCCCGACGTTTTCATTGGGGGCTGGCGAGAGTGCGACTTATGCCGTGACCACGGAAGAGTCCGGTGGCTTTGTCGGCAAAATCCGGTTGGAGCGCGGTGACTCCATTTATGCGTTTGAGATTGTCGTTGAAGCCGAATCGACGCTGATTTCGGGCACGGTCAAAAACGAGACAACGCATTCCCGGTTCTACCGCTTCGTTGCCGACGATATCGACGAGTCCGACGAATTCACTGGGGACATCGACGCGACGATTGGCGAGACGGTGCCCGCGGGATTACCGGCGCAGATCAAGAAAGTTTCCGTGCGGTTGTCGAATGACCAAATCAAGTCCCTCCCGACGATGAATAGCGCGCGGGGCTTCCCGCTGGTCCCTGCGAAAGAGCGGACGTCCTTCGTGCCAATCATGGCGTATTTGGCCGTGGATCATACGGCCGGCGATTACACCAATATCGACGTCGCTTCTGTACTCTCGGTTAACGGCGGCGCCGCGTTCACAGCATCCGTCTCGGGTTCCAGCATGCTATCGAGCGGAACCGTGAGGGAATGCGCTCTCGGTATCTATTCGGACAATGGCCTGGGCTCCGCAGCGGGTGGGCCGGGCGTGGATGCTCTGTATCTGAACGCGACCAATGACAATGAGGATTTCACGGGCGGGCATGCGGCCAACACCCTGACGGCGACCGTGCTCTATATCGAAGTGGATCTCGCGTAATGCACTTCGTCTACCTCATCGGCAAAGGCTCTATTTGGGGCAACAACGAACTGCGCTACTCGCTGCGGTCGTTGGAGAACTACGCGCCGATATCGAGTGTGGCGATTGTTGGGAATGTTCCCGCCTTCGCACGGAATGTGATCCGGATCCCGATGGAGGAAACCGGCATCGACAAAGCGGAACGGGTGGGCGGAAAACTCCTCAAGGCGCTGCCGCTGCTGCCGGAACGGTTCGTCTTGATGAACGATGACTTTTACCTTTTGGCGAAAATGGACACCCTGCCGACGTACCACATGGGTTTGATTCGTTCACATCTCGCACGCGTGCGCCGAATCACCAGCCCGTACAACAAGCGCCGGGCCGAAACCTTGGACATCCTCACGCGCCGGCAGTTCACCGACCCGCTCGACTTCGGGGTGCATGTTCCGTTTCCCGTGGAGCGCGACAAGGTGCAACAGCTCGCGGAGATTGTGCCGTTCTGGAAGCGCGGTCTATTCCGGTCGCTGTACGGCAACATCTTCCGTGTAGCGTTGAACCTCGCACGCATGAGCGACTGCAAGCGACAGCGTCCAATGGTTGGGCCGTTCTATTCGTCGCGCGGCCGGGTGAGCACGGAAGTGAAAGAGTTTTTAACGGAGCGATTCTGTACGCCCTCACGCTTTGAAAAGGAGACTGCCTGATGCAGCCGAAATACACCGCGACCGTCGAGCGCAGCCGAAACGGGGAATTCTTTTGGCGGCTCAGTCATCGCAACGGGCGCCAGATTGCGCGTTCCAGCGAAACATACAAACGCCGGGCGACCTGCAGGCGCGGACTCTTGCGATTGATTGCAAGTCTGGGCATACGCGATTACGCCCTCAAGGACTAGGAAAGGTACCCCAATGAAACGGATTTCATTGATTTGCGCATTGATGCTTTTGAGCCTGCCGGGATTCGGACAGATCGCCACACAAAAAGTTCCAGACGAAGGTTGCCGCCTGCATGCGGAATTCACCGCGGCCGGTTCCAGTTCGAACCTGGACAACCGCAAGGCCGGTTGTACGGTGTGGCAGTTCACCTATTACTCCACGGGATTCTCCGGAGTGTCGGTGGAATTCGATGGGGCGCCGGATTCGAGCGGATCCGCGGGTAGCTTTTCGACCTGGTCGACGCTCTCCTCGGGGACGCTACCGGTTACTGCGACAACGTTTGGGACCGTCATTGGCACGGGCTTTCAGCCGTGGCTC